CGTCCGCTTCCACTGTGAAAGTAGTGGACTCGATTCTGCTATAGACAACCTTCCACTTTTTCTTTCCTTTGCGGAAGGAATAAAGACGAGGATATTCCTTCTGAAACTTTTCCATCAGTTCCTGAGCAACCGTTTCAAGTTCGTCAGGATTTGCGGTCACAATCTTTTCCTGTTCAGCAGGAGTCAGAGCCTGAAAACTGCCATTGTCCAGTTTGTAGGCGAGGATGGTAGTCCAACGCCAATCCTGTCCAAAGTCGAAGTAAGTCACTCCGACTTCGAACCTCGTTCCGTTCAAAGAACGGGCGGTCATAATACGGGCAACACGAGCAAGATTCTGATATTCTTGTTCATCTGCACTGTAAATTCTGATGATTTCCATATTCATTTTTCCTTTCTTATTTCAGATCAAGATATCCAAGATAATAGATATCAAGAATCTCGTCATCGTAGAGGGTTTCCGTATCCTTGTCATTGAACTCCAGAAGCACAATGTCGTTGTACTTCCATTCGTCGATTTCATCATGCACCCAAACATTTCCATTGGCGTATACGAGGAAGAAATCTTCCTCATATACGATTCCGCACACTCTGCCGTAGACCTGATAGGTTTCCGCAGAAGAAACTCCTACAGACAGAGTCAGGATCAGCGCAGCAATCAGTGCAACAAACTTTTTCATACTCGTACTCCTTTCTTGTTCTTCTTGCTCTTTCTGAACGGCTTATCGGAGACTGCGAACCCGTTAGGAATCCGCATTGTATAAAGTCCTGCGGATTCAAAAAGAGGAAGGTAATCCTTCCTCTTCATGTTCCTCTGATAACAATCTCTCTTGGTGACTCTTCCGACTCCTGTACGGTCGCCTTCATAGATTGTAACCAGTGCGACATGGGAGATTGCGTGAGAGATTCCCATCTTGATTGCTTCAATCATCGCTTCGTCATCATCAATGACGTTGACAACGTTGCTCAGAGTTGCAATCGAGATAGGGAAGATGTCCATAGCAAATAATGCTTTGCTATTCATAGCAGGAGTCTGGTTATAAGGGTCGTAACCAATGTAACTCCATCCGAGGTCGTTACACTTTTTCTGAATGTGGGAAGTTTCCTTTCCGCATCCAATATCCAGAATCCAGTGATCAGGTTTCTGAGCCTTGCCGATCAGGGATTCCAGATGAGCGAAGAGGTAGGGGAGTTTTCCCGTGTTTACTGAGGTGTCCTTGCTTGTGTACTTCTGCATATAAATTCTCCTTCCAAATTGTTTATTCCAAGCCGAATCTCTTCAGCTGAGAATGCCAACGTTCGATTCCGTTTCCGTCTGCCGTCTCCGTAAGGATTGACAGCCATTTCTGACTCCACTGAAAAGAGGCTTCAACATCGAAGCCTCTGTAATCGTCTTCCACCCAGAGCCACTTGTGATGGAACACGTAGTCGCTGTGACCTTTACGAGTCTTGCCGTCAGGAGCGATAGCCACATAGTTTCCGACGATAGGTTCTCTTGCCGTATCGAAGTCAGGAGACTCCTGGAAGGACACGACCTGACTGTTCATGTCGTACTTGATGCAGTTGTAGTGGTGATCAGGATACTTTTCCTTCAGTACGGATTCCGCATTGGAAAGAATCTCAGGCGGTACTACCTTGTCTGCATACTGCCGATGGACATACACGCAGTAGCACATAATTTTGCCAACTCCGAACTTGGAGCGGGCGATCCTTGTTCCCTTACGGGTTTTTGCGAAACGCTTTGCCATATTTTTACCCCTCTCTCGCAGTAATCGTATAAACTTCCGCATCGAGAATGACCTCTCCGCAATCCTCGCATTCAAGACAAACATCAGCAGGATCATTAGGATCTCCATAGGTTACGATTTCAACTTCGTGTCCTGCATGTTTTTTTAAAAGATTCCAAAGTAACAGATTGTCCATTTTGCTTACTCCTCCAAATAGCTGTAATCTTCCGGCTCGTCCGGCTCATCGTCGTATTCACAAGGTGCTTTATCCCAAACACCCAATGATTCAAAGTGGCAACAGGGGAAACGATCATCTTCCGTTTGGAAGTGGTATGGGCAGTTTTTACAAGTAAGTGCCATAACTTAATCTCCTTCCGTGTACTCCATCAACTTATTTGCCACCGCTTCGACAGCTTCCTGATCTGCCCATTCACCGAGCAGAGCGTCGAACTTCTCTGCATCCCGTTCGAAATAGGCAGCGATTGCCTTACGGGTTACAGAGCGAGGAATTCCGTAATTCGCACCACATGTGAGGACTTTCTCTTGCTCATTTATAGTGAGCCAGTTACATGCCATACTGATTCTCCTTTCTTAAATCAGCGGTAACCACTGGGAAGCCATGGCTTCCGCAATTCCGCTAAAAGTCTTACTGCGCTGTTTGGGTGTCTTATGCATCGCCACCCAACTGCCGATTGGATCGACGATGTTCGTAGGTTTGAGTTCCGGCAGTCCCTTCAACCAAAGGAGAGTCCGTTTCGTGTACGGATTTCCGTATTCGAAGGGCTGAACGACTTGCGATTCCTTCGGGAGTTCAAAGATCCTCAGCGGAGTCGGGTTCTCAATACAGAGATGTTTCGCTCCGCAATTGAAAAAGGACATGAAGAATTCCCGACCTTCAAGTCCTTTCTGGTATCTTTCCATATTCAGTTGCCCATGAGGATAGAGATGCGTAGCTCCGCATCTGGTAAGATACGTACACGGAGGGTGGGCGATAATTAAATCCCACCTCTCGACACGATGTACCTTCCCATCCTGAGTCCTGAACAGTCCGCCATTCAGAAGAGGAAGAACATCCCCTTTGATGTGCCATTCTGGATGGCTTCCGCTACAGTTCTGGATGTCCGCACTATAGGCTTCCGCGCCAAGTTTGCGGAAAGCTTTGCAGACCGCCTGTGACTCTTCACAAGCCACAAGGATTTTCTTCGTTGCCATACCGATTCTCCTTTACATATATTTGAGACCCTTACGAGTTCTCAATTCAAAAGGCGATCATCTCTGACTTGATCGCCTTCTGTACCGAAAACTCATCTCACTTCAGCAGGAAATTCCAGAACGAGAGAGGATTGGGATGGTTGGAGCAATGCCAGACATCGCCATCCACAACGCCAGATGTCTTTGCTGCTACGATGAAGGCTCTTTCGTTGCCTTCCCCTTCGCAAAGACTTCCATCTGTTTTCATAAGAATCCATTTGAAATCAGGTCGTGCCATAATAAAACCTCCGCATAGATTTATTTGTGTCCGTGGACACACTAAAAGGGACGAGAGTTTCGTCCCCTTTCTGTGCGTTCGCCGACAATTACTTGAACTTAATTCCGAAAGCTTCACAGATTTTCCGCCAAAGCTTCTTGTCCGAAACACGAAGAAGTTCGCAAACGTTTGACCCTTCCGGCCAACCGCCCAATTCTTCGGGCAGATAACATTTCCATCCGCAAGCCTTACACATCTTGCCGTTGCACTCTACTCCACCCTCATCGAGTGCCTTCTGGAGCGATTCCTCATCAGGGTAAACGGTAAATACGAGGTCTGCCCACTTTGCTCTCTTCGAAGGTTTGCCGATAATAGGGGAACTCTGGACATAACGGCAGTTCTTAGGCTTGCCGATATGATCAAAGGCGTTGCAGATATCAATGACATTCTTGCCCCAATATCCTGTATAGAACTTCGGGTTTGCATAGATCAGATTGATCATGTTTTCCGCATGAGTCTGATTCTCCGTTTCTCCTGCCGAATTGATGCGAAGAATATTCTCCAATAAATTTTTGAGTTTCCTTGCGATCGGTCTGCGCTTCCAGTCTTCAATCGAGAATGGAACTCGCGACAAGATATAAAGGTTCAGACCGTGTGCATTCAGGACGGAAGGCATACGCTTTTCCTGCGCCATGTCATAACAATACCCGCAGATATGCTTGGGATTATTTTCTGCAGCCTTCTGCATTTTTTTGCAGAACTCACAATTATGTGCCGACGAATCACAAGAATATGCTCCTGCAATCTTGTGAATGTCATGGAAATTGATCACGACGATTTTCAAAAGGATGTTCCGCTTTGCGTCGGTTAGTACTCCAGATTTCTCGTATTCTGCTACGAGTTTTTCTGCGGTTGCCTTACGATCAGGGAAAGTCTTGACGGGGTACAGAGCTTTCAGTTCGTTCTTAAAAATAGACATAATTCAAAACTCCTTTCAAAATTAAAACGATCTGGCTTGTTTCCAGACCGTTCTGTACCAAACTTAAACTGACTTTGACTTTGCTTATTTAGAAAAAATCCAGAGCATACAGACAGTAATAAAAGCAAGCTCGAACAGGATTATTTTGATCAGGTCTGCGAATGTGTCCTGAGATTGCCGACCTGATTTGTTGCAGTACCGACGATGACGTTCACACATTTTATGCCGTCACCTTCCTAACAGCGCAGATCAGGACATGTCCCCATGAGATGTATCCTACGAGAGTTTTATTTTCTGTACGGAATCTGATACTTACATCCCAGTGAGCGCAGATATAAAACCGTCTGCGAAGTTCCGACAGGATATCCGTAGAGAGATAATCCCGACGGACGGAGATTTCTTCCTGTTCCGTCCAGTTCCCCTCATTGTTGAGGACACCTATCACATAATTTTCCTTGTTGCCCATGCAGTGTTCACTCCTTTGCCAGATTGATCGTATACTTTGCGAATCTCCAAGAATTACCGTTGATTTCTGCAATTCTTTTTGCAGCCTGATCAATGGAAAGATTTTCCAGATTTGCCACTCTGCGAATATGTTCCGCTTGGAGTCTCTCCATTTCTGGGCAGAGGGATTTAAAGGCATAAAGTCCAGACAAGCTCAGATACTTATCGTAATCATAGGAGTAACGATAAGCGTCTGAGCCTTTGATATAACAGTAGTTTCCCCACTGATCGAAAACTTTCAAAACAGGATTGCCGTTCAGATCGTGACTTTTAACAGAAAATGCAATTGCCAAACCATTAAATCGGATAAGATGACCATTGTCATTTTCTGTTAGGATTGGATTAGGATAATACTTTGCCATTACAATTCTCCTTTCAATTTCCGCTTAATTTTCCGTTCAGTTTTCCGTATACAAAAAGAGCCGGACACGTTCCGACTCTTTACAGGGTTATTAGGTTCAGATTGGGAATAATCTTGCTATCATCTTGTCTTTCCCATCTTTGTCGTAAGATACAGAAATAGTTGCTTCGACGGCATTTTCTGGATGTGATGCAAGAACTTTATCCTGCAACTCATTCATGTCTTTTTCGATTGTGAGCGGACTCCTGATTGTTTCCAGTATTTCCCCATGCTTGTCTACAATTTCGCACTCCAGATATTGTGCGTATGAAGTGCCGAAGTACTTCGACAGACTCTTGTACAGAGATTGCCCATGTTCGTCATCTGGCGGTTTCTTGCCCATACGGATATCTTCGCATGTAGCTCTGATTTCCGCAAGGGTGTATTTTCCCAGTAGCACCCATTTCACCTCCCTTCTGGACACAGTATAACACAGTCAGATACCTTCCGCATAATTGTCTTCTGCCCCTTCGTCGATTGGTTCGATCCCTTCGACCCAATCGATCCAATTGGAATAGTTGTCTTCCCACTTGTCCCACCCATACCCAAAGAGGGGAGCGGATTCATCCTGAAGATCAGTCCTAGGAGTGAGAACGATATAGAATCCATATTCACCGAAAGACTCGAACGGATCGAAGGAAAGACTATACTGTTCTTTGACCTGTTCGAAGGTCATAGCGGAAGATACCTTGTGGAGCATAGTTGTTGCGAGGGTAAGAGGGGAACGGACATAAGATTCAAACTTGATAACCATAGAGATACTCCTTTCACTTGTGTTACTTGTTGCAGTTACGTGCACACTCGCAAACAAAGTAGCGGTATGCATCATGGAAACAATCCCAATTCAAACCGATGGACTCTTCAGGGATACGGTAGTTCACTACTACCTGGAAACGGCAGTGAGATTCACCAATCCATTCGACACGGATGTTTGTTGCATGGGTCATCTGTTCCATGGAGCGGAAGCCATAGGTCATAGCGATACGTTCATAGATTGCCTGTTCACCGGAGTAGTCTTCGATGAACAGAGCAGAAGGAACAGAACATCCATTGACAGAGATAATACGGGAACGTCCAGAGACTTCACCGAGGGACAGAATTTCAGTCATAGCAGAATACCTCTTTCATTTTTTTATTAGCGGACATTGTCCACTTTATTCAATAGCCAAGTACAGCTACTGAAGAAAATAGACAAAGGGGACGGAGCGAGTCCGTCCCCGAGGGAAGGGGAGAGATTAGGCAACAGCCTGAGACTTAGCCTGTGCGATAGCCTGCTTCAGTTCTTCCATGGTTACGCCGAGACTTTCGAGGAGCTTCTGTTCGGCAGACTTCTTGCCGGACTTCTTCTCTGTTTCCTTGATTTCTACCTGTTCGTAGTTGTCCATCCCCGCCGTGAGGAACTTGTTAGGATCGGCGATCATTTTCTTAAAATCGCCGATGCCGATGCAATGGAACTGACCTGCAGAAGGAGAGAACTTACCAACACGAAGAGACATGATGTAAACGAAGCGATCAGCATCAACCTGTTCGCCGTCTTCAGGGACGAACATGTTCTCCAGACAGTTCTTGAGACCGAGCTTGTGAGATTCATATTCTCCACCAGTGACCAGACCGTTCATGAAGTTCATGAAGCAATTGTAGGTAGAGAGAGCGTACTTGCGAGCTTCGTTACCAGACAGAACCAAGTTACCAGAAGCGTTGACTTTAGCAAAACGATTATACATGTGATACCTCCATGGGCAAAATTTTTACGGTTTCCTTGCCCAAGGGAAACTAGCTAGAAAAGGCAACGTGTGCCCTCTCTAGCTAGCTCCCCTTTTGCTACTCTTGCGCTTGCTTTGCCAGTTCGCACCAAAGAGACGGATTGTGCAGGAACGTACCCGTAGCGCACAAGCCTAACATGGAGCGCAACCTTCCGGCACACGCAAGAAAAGCGAGGGAGCTAGCTTTTTTAAACTGGTCACAATGGTAGCTGTAACGACCGTATCGCTACGACCTCGCACGCTGTCTCTTACATCCTGCAAGCCTTGTTCCACTTCGACAACTCGACCTAATTGTTTCCACTTCACGCACCAAGCTATCAATAAGGCATACGTACGGCATACGCTGAGAGCAAAGTAGGCATACACTCCACACCAAGCCCTCACGCATTGCGAACCAGTGGCAACCCTTGTCTCACACAAAACGACACACGCCGATTGTTTAACCGAAATAGGCGGATTGCTAGCCTTGCGTACCTACTTGTTCCCCATAGGGGAATGGACACGCTATGCAATTGGAAAGTCGCAAGAGTCCAACTTGCACGTTCTACGGACTATCAAACAACAACGCCGACACGCCGGAGCTTTTGCCCCTGTCCCCGCCCTCCATGCGGGGAGTTGTTCTTGGCTGTCTTCCGTGCGGACTTGTCATCCGCAATGCCATAATACCCCATTCATGGAGCATGATTTTATTTTTTGTAACGTAATATTATTTTACGTTTCAATTTATTTTTTGTTTTGCGGAAGCCCCTAGGCGTTCTATTCCAACACCTCGCCCGATTTTGAAACCTATAAATGTATACCTAACGCCTGTGGATAAAACTGTGAATACTTTTTATAAGTTATCCACAGGAAATATATAAATATATAAATTCCGCAGATAAGAAAAACATACACCCTACGTCCCTAAACCCAGGTCTCTAACGCTGGGATCTCTATATCGACTCCCGATATAATATCCTTCGAAAAATTAGCTCAAAAATTCCAGTGTACTATTTAACTAGTACACCTCTACGAAGTACACTCTGCGTAGCACATTCTTTCTATATCTATATATTAATATATATTATATAATACGTTATATATTAAAAGCTGCGTTAACGAACACATAAAGCCTACTAGGTTATTAAAGACCTACTAGGCTATATTAATATCTCCACGCATCTTAAATTATTTTATCTATGCGGAAATTCTTTCTCAGAGAAATATTCCCCAAAGAATAAATATCTCAAGGTACGTCTCTCGTCAACGAAACCTAGTTATTGACGGGGGACTCACATTGTTCGTCCCCCTATTATATATACTACCCAACTTTGTTAGTTATATCTAACTACTGTATACGGAAAGAGAGAGATATCTGTATGCGGGTTAAATAAATAATACACAGAGTAATTATACCTAGGCGCAGCTTTTATCAGGCGGGGACTCACTCATAACTCGCCCCTCGTTCCAGAGTCTGGAATAAAATCGTGAGTCCCCTATATATTATAGTACCCAACTTTGTTAGACATGACTAACTGTATCTGAGTACTTTTATGCGGGTCTGAATGAGAAGTCGATCTACCCGGCGGAGAGAATTCGAGCCGGGTATTATATATATGGTACCCAACTTTGTTAGTTGCGTCTAACTCGATATGGGGTCTGAGAAAATAAACGCCGTGCTTATTAGTTATATAGTACCCAACATTGTTAGTCATGTCTAACTAAACAGTGCGGAAAATTTTTTTCTGAGTCTAGGTTAATATCGTCAAAAAAATGATGCGTTATATATAGTGAGACCCGGAGAAAAACTAGTCTTCGGATTCTCGTAATCTCTAGGTTATCTTTTCCAGAAAAGTTCTTATCTACATGCGGAAAGGAGTTATCTTCTTGGGAAAATCCGTAGTACCCCCGAAGCTCCACTTCGTTGGATTCCGTCCTTCTGAAGAGGAGCGGATCGAACTGATTGAGAGTCTTGCGGAGAAGAGAAGGATACCTAACAAGGCTCAGGCTGTCTCGCTGTTCCTTTTCTATACGGAACTGGATGAAGGGTTCAGACCTTCAGAGGTCTATATCGAAAAGTCTATGCGGATGAGTAAGAACTCTTTCGTCAGAGCCAGGAAGAATCTTGACGATTACGGTCTGATCTTCTGGGATAAATCCGCTAACAGGATTACGGTAGACTTCGAGACTCTGTATATTCTGGACTCGCTGCCTGTAGGTCAGGCTGGACTCTACTCCGCAGCGAACAAGGTTCGTTATCAGGGAGAAGAACCAGCGATAGCCCAGAAGACGATTGGCGAACGGAATATGTTTGTGCCTGGGTATCTGAAGACGGATAACCTGAGTGAATCGGAGAAGGATATCTTCGAAGCGATTAATAAGCTGACTCCGAAAGAACTCTGTGAGTTCTGGGGTCTTGAGTATCGCCCAGAGATCGAAGAAGCTCCTGAAGAGACAGACAGGGAATCTGTTAGCTGTCCCTCTGACTCAGAGATAAGTCGGATTACGAGAAAGGCTTTGATGGATATGGGATACGATCAGCTTCTTACCCAGGAGAGGACTTCAGCTGCTTCCGCTAGGTACTGCGAGGTTGTCAGAACAAATACGGAACTGAACCACTTTGTCATGAACGGGTATGAGAGGACAGGAGAGTTGGCTTCTTACGTTCAGGATAAGAACGGGGAGTTCCTGGTCACGAGTCCTGTATCTGAATGGGGAACTCAGAGATTTGACTCTGACGGAAAGTTCCTTGGGAATAGGGAAGATCCTATTGCCGAAGAGTGGCTTTACAAGCTTGTTCCTGTTCCGACGATAAGTCCAAAAGATGGAGAACGTGAGAAGCTTGGATGGGTCGCAGAGTTGAAGCCTGTTCGTGAGAATCCGAACTGTGACCTTCGGAGATATATCGACGAGTGCAGAAAGAGTCCGAACTATGTGTTTGACCCGGGCTACAGCTTTGATACGCAGACGTACAGATTCTTCTTTGACGGCAAGTGGACGTGCTTTGACAAGAAGGGTAATTACGTAGGTATTGAAACTGACACCTTTATCGGGGAAGCGGTATAAATTTAAACAGGAGATACAGAAAATGAGCGCAGAAATTGAAAAGAATAACGAAGTGATCGATAACGAACCAATTGATACCCGGCCTTTTGAGGAGCGGATTCAGATTGTTTCTTATACGGAACTGGTTAACTTGATTAACCGACTTGAGAAGGGTGGATCTATTTCCGTAGTTGTAAAGCCGGAGCTTGGGCAGGATGATGCTTTCTTCTTCGGAGTTGCAATCCTTTCTGAACAGCGGAACGGAAAAGATTATGCCAAGCTTGCTGCGCTGAGGAAGCTCCGTTTCGGACAGACCTATGACGTGGAGCTTTACGGAGACAGCAACGCAGCAGTTATCTTCCGCAAGATCAAATCAATTATGAAGAGCCTGAATGCTCCGATTAGTCGTTATAATACGACCTTTGCGGTAGACAAGGATACCTACAATAAATTGAACGGAATTACGGAGACGGGGGAATAAATAGATGATGACAATTGTCGATATGAAGAAGCTTGAGACTGAACTGAAAGATGCTCAGTTGAAATATGAGAATGCGAACCGCAGGAAGTCCGGCGTAGCCCAGGCGAAGGAGACACTGAAGAATCTCCTGCTGAATAACCTGAACAATATTGTCGGATGCCTTGGCAGACTTGCGAAATCAGAGGAAGAGGTCGCATGTTTGCAAGCTGCTCTGGATGACGCTGACGCAGAACTCGACAGGCTGAAGAAGTCTCCCAAGACGAAAAAGGGAGACGGTGCCGATGGCAAGAAAGAATGACACGATTGTTGACAACTGGGGTTATGTACCGCTGAGTGAACCACGAATCGTTGCAGGACTTATTATCCAACGGAGCGAGTAGGATCGGCAGTATGACTAGTTGAGTTCACCTTTTGGGATTATCGAATCTGCGGGAACTTCAATTATGGATACGGAAAGAATGTGTACGTTTATCGATCTGGATAAATAGATTGAGACGTGCGGACTTTCACAGTCAGAACGGCAGACAGTAGACATGTAGATGGACGGGTATGGGATGAGCGATGTGGCGGAAAGATATCAGATCGCAGTCGCTACTGTTTCCTCGTATTAGGACAGAGCGGTTGCCAAGATCGTAGAAGCCAATAACAAACGTTGGGAAGAAGTATACAGCCCAGGTTCTCCCTGTGCCTAAAAAAGTGACAACTTATTTGATCATAATAGAGGGAGGGAGAAACTAATGGCTAAAGGCTATCACATTCATCTTCCTGACGGGAAGGTTCAAAGAATAACAATCCACGACGAGGAAGAGCGAAAGAAGATCTGTCAGGAACTCCTTGAAGAATGGGGAGATTACTGTAACAGAAACTGGATTAATGAGGACGGGAGTCCGTATAGTCCGGGAGCTAAGGTCAAAACATTTCTCGACTCCATTGCTATGGTTATGCTTCCAGAAGCAGCTTCAGAGGGCATAGAGACAGACTACAAGGATAAGATGCGGGGTAGCAGAGAAATTCCTATGTCATCGTGTCCCACCTATGTTGAAGATGTTGTGTACGGAAGAGTCAGTCCAAGCGGAAACGCTCAGGTTGCAGCCGATACCGACACATTCAGAAACACAATAGGGGCAGAACCAGTCAAGACGAAGAAGAAGCCAAAGCAAAAGAAAGTTGACCGCTTCACCAAGTTCGAGATCTGGAAGAACGAGAACAGTGTCGCAGACACCCACAGGTGTTACGTCAACACAGATGGAGAGTTCAGTTTCCACGGGGTTAAGTATTCTCTCGTACTGGAAAAGCTTCCGCAGTATCAGGTTAAGGTTCTCCCGAACGGAGACGAGCTTTACGACATGGACTATGTTCTGATCGGAATCAGGAAGGACGGTACTATGTGTTATGCGGACTGTACCTTCCATGATATCAGCCCGGAGTTTGTAAAGAGAGTTTAAGACCCTTGCTCTGGGTCTAGCGGGTGTAGCAGAACGGCCTATGCGGAACACTCTAAATGTTTGTCTTTTGTGGGTTCAAATCCCACCACCCGTACTATAAGGCACGTACAGCAACTTACATATATGATTTCTGTGTGGCTAGAACAATTAGAAAATATTATATAAGTGCCTTGACTATTTTGAACGGCGTATACTGCAAACCATTACATAAATAATATAATAACAGATTTTTGCCTCTGTGCCATTGTATCTTATTTTTTCTACGCCGTGACTTTTTAGAACGATACTAACAGCATTTTTTAAAGAACAAACTTGAAATTTGCTTTTATACAGTATCGTGAATTTAATACAAGTTTTTATACGGTACGTACAGCAAACAACAAGCTTCAAGCAATAGACTTTTAATCTATCCTGATAGTACCGTGGATTATAGTGTGTACGGCACACACAGCAACTCGCTTTTTGCAATAGACTGCTAATCTATTTATTTTGTGCCGTGTATTTCTTCTCTGCCGCGAGGTGTTCGATATGTTTGACTGGGAAACTTATCGCAAGTACTGGTGGTTCGACAAATGGATTCCATGTGTGTTAACCAGTGAACATGACGATGACAAGGCAAGCGAAGATGTATTGAACGATCCGATATAGATAGAGATTGCTAATGAAGTTTTGTAAAGGTATAAAGGACTGACCGCTGGGTCGAGAAAGGAAAAAGGTATGGCGAGTTATCTGAATAACCTCGTAACTGAAGCCTCGAAGTCTAGGACTGCGAACGGGGCTGTCGCTTATTCCACAACTCAGTCCGATTGTCTTGATCTGTTTTCTGAGATTGGGATTATGCGGAAATGGGATGACGTGGATATTGTTAGGGCTTGGGAGAAAGCCTGGGCAGAAGATAAACTGACTGCTCTTAAACTTCTCTTTTACGCTAGAGATGTGCGGGGCGGACTTGGAGAACGCAGAGTCTTCCGGGTAATTATCTCTCATATCGCAGAGACCGACTCGACCCTCGCTAGGCATATCCTTCCGCTGATTCCGATCTACGGAAGATTTGATGATATGCTGGAGATGATGACTGGCGGTGGAATGGATGACGATGTGGCGGGATTCCTGCACAACGTTATGGTCTTCGATAAGGGAGACGCAAAGCTCTGTGCTAAGTGGCTGCCCTCGATTAATGCTTCGTCCCCGGTTACGATTGCGAGAGCAAAGAGGATCGCATATCTTTGGGGTCTCAATCAGAAGCAGTATCGTCAGTTCCTGAGCGAAGCAAGAAAGGGTGCGAACCTTCTTGAGAACTATCTCCGCATGAAGGATTACACTTTCGATTATTCGAAACTTCCTTCTCAGGCGATGATGAAGTACAAGAGAGCTTTCCTGCGGAACGACTATAATCGGTACTGCAAGTATCTTGACAGTGTCGAAAAGGGAGAGCAGAAGATCAATACAAAGACTCTGACTCCTTATCAGATCGTTCATCAGGCGGAGAATGTGGGCAATCCCAGCGATGCGAAGGCTTTTGATGTAATGTGGAAGAATCTTCCTGATTACACGAACGGAGAGAACGCTCTGGTTGTCAGGGATGGATCAGGTTCTATGTACGGAACTCCGCTGGAGATTGCGACTAGCCTTGCAATTTATTTTGCGGAACGGAATACGGGGGCTTTCCATAATTACTTCATGACTTTCTCAGAGAGTCCGAAGATGGTCAAGATTCCGAATCGGGATATTGCCGGTAAGGTTGATTATTGTATGAGGTACGCTGACTGGACGAACACCGATCTCGTGAAGGTATTTGATCTTCTTCTCAAGACTGCGGTCAAGAACAATGTCCCGCAGGAAGAACTGCCGAAGACTCTGTACATTATTTCTGATATGGAGTTCGATATGGCTTGCAGCAGACCCGACAGCACGATCTTCGAACATGCGAAAGAGATGTTTGAACTGAAGGGCTATAAGCTGCCGACGGTCGTGTTCTGGAAGGTATCTTCTATTACGGATACGAACCCGGTGAAGATGGATGACCGGGGAGCAGTTCTTGTCAGCGGAAGCAGTCCGACCGTATTCCAGATGGTGATCGAGAATAACACTAATCCGTATGAGTTTATGAAGAAGGCTCTGTATTCGGATCGGTACGCTCAGGTTACCTTGCCTTTCGGATATTAAGTAATCCTCTCCAAAAGGAATGCCGTGGGAAACTGCGGCTTCCTCTTGGTTTATTTGTCCGAATGGCGGAATCGGCAGACGCAACAGACTTTTTGAATTGAGCGTTAAAGAACGAAAGGCTTTAACGGATACCCCCTAATTCGGCGAAAGTCCCTTCGGGATAACGCCGAGCTAAGTGGAAGAACAGATTCCTAAATGTGTAGAGACTATACAGGGGTCTCCTAAGTCAGATGATAAGGAGAAGACATAGTCCAGACTACAACGTATATACGGCTATAGTAATATAGAGTAGCAAGAAAATCTGTCGCCGTATGGCGTGTGGGTTCAAGTCCCACTTCGGACACTTTGATTGCGGTTATGGATCAGTAGCTAAATGGTGATAGCCACGGTCTTATAAACCGCAGGCCCTCGCAAGGTATATCCTGGTTCGACTCCAGGCTGATCTACTCCTGATTTATTTTATTGATTCGGTAAAGACACGTACAGCAAAGTCGTTGGGGAAGTGTTTTCGATAGCACAAAAGTGTCTTGTTTTGTTTTGGTCTCTTAGCTCAATGGGTAGAGCGTCACTCTGTTAAAGTGAGGGTTCTGGGTCCAAGTCCCAGGGAGACCGCTCAATCCTGTAATTCACGGTAGTTGAATAACCTTCGCTGTGGCGAAGTAAAACAGCCACAGAATATTGGGGATTATCCCAGAAGCAAGGAGTCTGGCTTTGAACCAGAATAAGTAGGGGCAGTACCTACATCCCCAGTTACGTTGTAATTAAAGGGGGCTTTTCTCATGTTTGAACAGGCTGGCAGAAGCAGAGCGTATAGACGTAGACAAAAGTACCTGAAGGACAAAAGACGCAAATAGATCGCCCAGTATCCCGGTTGGTATAACAGGAACTTCTATTTCAACGAGGAGCGGGTGAACCACATCCAATGGCTCGATTACAGCGACACGAAGAGCTTTTATAAGAAGTGTGCGAGACGGGCATGGAGAAGAAGTAAAGACGAATCCTATCCGAAGGGTTGTCTTTACAAAAAATTTTACACTGTGGATTAAAAGGGTGTGAAGGAATATTGGAAGCAAACTTCGATGTGTTGGATAAAGAAGGCAAGAGACAGCTTGTCTCCGATATATAGAATAAGAAGTCAGGTGTCTCCGATTATGACTGGTCGGAGATTGTAAATAATTATGGACTCCAGATGAGTCCAGACACCTTACGAAAAGCCGGCGTTGGCATTGCATTAGCTGACGAGGCTGGTGTACTGAAGTTCAGGGATTCGTCCTCAGAAGAAGTGGTTAAATCCAAGGATGGAGTTGCAGCAACAATCCCGGAAGCAGACACAAATGGTTTTATAGAACGGCAGAAGATTCGTGATCTCCGTACAGAGATTCGTGCGGAACTTCGTGCCGAATCTAGAAGCCAATCTTTACAGGAAGTAGTCGCTGAAGCGATTAAGAATTTAAAGCCGATTAATGTTGAGCGGATAATTCCGTGGAGTCCAGTAGACGAGGAGAGTCGTTCTCTTGTCGTGGCTCTTGGTGATTTCCATTACGGTTCTGAGTTTACTGTCTGCGGGTTGGATGGAGATTGTTTGAATCTCTATAATCCCGCAACGTTTGAACAGCGGATGGGAAATCTATTGGTACAGCTTGAGGAGATTATCGAGAAAGAAAAGATTAATACCGTTGAGGTTATGTTGGTTGGGGATTTGATTGACGGAATGTTAAGAGATTCTCAGCTTATGAGATTGAAGTACGGGATTGTCGATTCTACGATTCACCTTAGCGAGTATCTTGCTGTCTGGCTTACAAGGCTGTCGAGTTATGTGAGCGTTGTGAAGGTACATGCGTGTACCGGCAACCACTCAGAGATTCGTCCGCTTGGATCAAAAGCAAGACAGTTTGAGGAAGAAAACATGGAGCGGATTATTATGTGGTATCTTCAGGAACGGCTGAAGGTTCACCCGAACATTATTATTAATCCGAATACGAATAGACGAGTATTGGCAAAGGTTCAAGGTTATAACTTTTTACTGCTCCACGGTGATGGAGCTTCATATAAGAATATTTCAGATATCGCAAGAGATACTGTTAATCTATATGGAACGCCGATTGACTTCTTTGTTTGCGGACATCTGCACAATGAAGTGACGATGCAGTCAGGTATGACGAAGGATGGCAGGAGCTATATTGTTCGTGTTCCTTCTTTATGCGGAGTTGACTGCTATGCTCAGAGCAAAGAACTGGGTGGGCAGCCTGGGGCAGTGGCAATGGTTATCGAGAAAGGATATGGCAGGAAGTGTGTGTATCCGATCAGTCTGTAAAGAGTTATCAGAGACGTAAGTCTCGCCACGGGAGATACCCGTATCATCTGTGGTTACAAAAAAACAGGAGAGCGAAAGTTCTCCTTTATATAGCGGAAAAGAGCAATGGAAGTTCGTATGCCTCATAAGCATAAGGTCTGCGTTCGAGTCGCAGTTCCGCTAGTTATAAGCCTCGAAGGGAATAAATCCTTCGGGGCTTTTCTTATACCAAAAGGGGGAAAGCAAATGGCAGGAAATAGACAATCGCTTGTCGGCAAGTACTGTATCAAATGCGGCAAAGTTCTTCCTCTTGGAGATTTCGCTATGAACAAAGAATGGAAATCCCAGTCTTATCATGACATCTGGTGTAAAGAGTGTGCAAAGAAATCTCTGAAGACGAAAGAAGATGTCGTAAGGTACTGCTATGAAAACAACAGGCACTGGGAAGATAAGTATTGGGAAGCTTGTAAAGTAAAAGCGCAGAAGACAATGTCTACGAGTGATCTGATCCTGAAGGCTACTGACGAGACGAAACGTCAGAAGGCAGCGATTCAGATCGTAGCACAGACATGGCTTTCGATTATGAATAACATAGGGTACTACCAGTACGAGGATCATGACGAAGCTTCGACTACTGCGCTGAATAATCCCGAAGCATAGACGGACTCGCCCGAAACTTCTGAGAAGCCCAAGTGGGATAAGACGTGGAGAGGTTATTATACAGACAGTCAGATCAGAGAATAGAGTGAAGCCTTTGACGGATATGTTAAGGCTTACGGAATTGATATGAATGACTTAAACCTTGTTGACTCGACACGGAAACTTCTGAAGGCTTCACTGAATGCGGATATCGCTGACGATAAGTTCAGGCGTGGCGAGATTAATATGCAGGAGTGTAAAGCCGCACACGCTCTATATGAGGAATATTCCAAGATGACAACGTTCGCCGCCTGTGTCCAGGCTAAGAACAAGGTCGGTGTTACTGACGAGGATTCGCTTGGAGTAATTATCGAGAGACTGGAATCGACTGGACTCCTTGGGGAGAATGACTTTACTTTCGAGCCGGATCAGGTTGACATGATTATTTCTGACTTCCGTCATACTATTGCCGCTGTTGGCACATCGATTGGTGGTTATGAGTGATGGAGCAGTTAAATAAAGAAATACCAGCAGCTGAAGCCAGACCCCCTATTGAGGTCTGCGGAATAGAGATCAAAAACTTTCAGGCATGGCGAAAGCAAATCTGGTTCTGGCGTACCCATCTCGATATCTTTATTATGGAATACTTTGGTATCGAGTAGAAGGATACGCAGAGAATCGAAGCCAGAGAGATCGGCAATTGCGCCAGATCTCTTTTAACTCAGTCTCGTGGTTACGGCAAGACGTGGATTACCGCATTGTGTGCTTGCGCTCTGGCTGTCCTGTATCCCGGAAGTATGATTGCAGTTGTCTCCGGCACAGCGCAACAGGCAACACTCGTTCTGAAAAAGATCGATGACGAGTTGATTAAGATCCCGAATATTCTGCGAGAGATCGAAGCCAAGAACCATTCTCCTGTTCAGGTAAGTAATGAGAAGGGCAGATGCAGATTTAAGAACGGATCTAAGATTGAGTCTTATTCTATGCGGAGTTTTCTTGGTAACCGTGCAAAGATTATTATCGTCGATGAAGCTCCTGAAGTGAAGAAGAAGGATATCGAGAAGGTCGTTAACCCTGTTCTGAACACGACCCGTATGGTTAGCCATCAGGCGCACTTCGAGGATTATGATTCCAAGATGATCAGTATTACTTCCGCATGTTTTAAGTCCAGTTATTATTATACTTCCTTTGTTAATGCTTTGAATAAAATGTCAAAGCTTGACAGGGAGAGTAAAGACTACTTTGCCTGTGCTTAGGATTATAAGTCAGCTTAGAGACTTGGGCTTGCGAGAGAGAAGTTTATTGAGGAGCAGAGAGATAGTCTTCCGCAGCAGACATTTGAAATGGAGTACGGAGCTATCTTTAAGGGATCAGAAAAGGGAGCAGTCTTCCCGCATGAGTTGACTGAACCTTGTCGTGTCCTTGAGAATGTCGAGTTAACTCAACCCCCGAAGTCTACTTCGGAGTATGTGATCAGTGTTGACTTGGCTACCTCTCAAGCGAAGGACGCTGACAACGCAGCTATCTGTGTTCTGAAGCTGATCGAGCGTGAGGACGGAACATATCTTACCCGGCTCGTTCAGATCAGAACTTTCCACGGTCGAGGACTTGATAAGTTAGCTGAGGAAGTCAGGAGACTTCTCGTGTCTTTCCCGAACACGATCAAGGTTGTATTCGATCATCGTGGTCTGGGTGATGCGTTTCCGTTGTTCTTATCGGAGCCGTGGATTGATCCTGTTACGAGGAAAGAGTATCCGCCACTTGTTGTGGATACAGAACACTCGACAATCAGGAACGCAGTTCCTCTTCTTCGTCCTGTTGTTGCGGATAATAAACTGAACCAACAGTTGGTTACCGTGACTACTGTGAATCTTGAGCAGCGGAAGATCGAATTGCCTGTCTCCAGCAGAAAGCTTGTTGAGGACAGACTTATCGAAGAAGACGATGAGGGCAGGACAATTAAGAGTCGTACCTTGACGAAAGAAGAGAAGGCGATCTTCCTTGAAGCCGATGCTTTACAAGTGGAGCTTGGACAGATCGTAGCCAAAGAGACTGTTGCCGGAAACGTTATATACGATACGGCAAAATATAATCAGCATAAAGACCGTTACTCCGCACTTTCTATGGGACTGAGATATATCTCAGAACTTGAGAACAAGCGGATACAAAAGATACGCAATGGCGAAGTCGATGACATTGGCATTGTGGGAACTTGGAATTAAGGAGGAGAGGCGTATGGGAATCTTCGACATTTTCAGACGGCCTAAAGAAGTACCTTCTGTTGTCCCAGATGGTACGGAATAGAGGATGAACGGTGAAGTTGCCTTCGACCCGAACGCAGCTCCAACGATTACTTTCAACAATCCTGTTATTCAGGGACGTGGATAGGTAAGGAATAAGATTTCTTATGAGACCATCCTGAGTAATAAAGAATTATATATTTATGACTAGTTTGCATAGAGTGATTACTACGTTGACGCAGACCCTATATATCGTGGATTAATTAAACAAGTATATACTCCGTTTAGTATAGCTGACCCATGGAAATTAATTGGGGCAAACGAAGAAGTAAAGCAGAAGTATGAGAAGTATTACGAGAGGATTCGACTCCGTGAAAAGATGGAGAGTATCTTCTACCAGTACCACAAGTACGCTAATGTGTATATTTATTAGTTTAGTGATGGTCGTTAGATTACACTTCCCCCTGAATATATCAGGATTGCAAATATTGCAGTTGACTTCGAGCCTATGCTTGAATTCGACTGCACAAAGCTTCTGGCTAATCTTGGGTTACAGCGCAGTAATTTATCTGCGGAAAATTATCTGAAAGACAGTGACATTAATCTGAGACTTGCGGGTTATCCCCCGGAGATTGCAGAGGGTGTCAGGGACGGAAAGAAATTCGTTCAGCTGAATCCGCATAACACATTCACCTTTCAGGACACTAAGGAAGACTGGATGAGGTATGCGATTCCGATGATCGCTGCGTGTCTTCTCCCGCTGAAAAAGAAGTCAATTATCAGTGACTGGGAAGACAGCAACTTAAAGCTCGGTACTCGAAGCTTCCTTCATGTTAAGTACGGTGACCCTGACGGGGACGTACTCCCGAACAAGGAACAGTAGGGTAAAGTATTCGAAACATTCAAACGGGCTATGCAAGGATCTGCTCTTGCGGTAACCAATTCATGGGCAACTGCTGAGTTCAAGCAGCCGGACTAGGATGAGATCTTCCACTTCGATAAGTATAACAGTGTCAACTCACAGATTCTTTCTGCGGGTGGTATTTCTGAGATTATCGTAAGCGGACAGACTACAACCAGTGCGACATTTGCTACGGCTCAGGTTTCCATGCAGACGGCTGCAATCCGTATCAGGAAAGCACGAGATAAGTTCTGCGAGATTATGAACAAGATAAATGAGAGACTGAACGAGCGTGGCTTCACTGCTATTCCTCACAGTGCACCCGATCAGATCCCTCAGTTTACTTTCCCGCCTGTAGATCTTGCTGGTACAAAACAGTTCCAGGAAATCTGCACGAAGCTCTATGACAAAGGTGTCATCTCCAAGAAGACTCTGCTTCAGACTCATGGCTTTGACATTGATCAGGAAGTGGAGCGCAGGAAGGAAGAGAAGCGAACCGGGGTTGACGAAGTATTGGTTGATCCCACTTTAGTTGAGACTCCTTCCGATAATACGACTGAGTCGGTAAATGACGAGCCAGAAAACAGGGAAGGTTATGAGACTTATCGTCGCAACGGTAAGACTTATTACCGCAAATCCCGTACTAAAAATAACGATTCAGATGAGGAGAATCCAAGAGGCAGACCGACTGAAGACTATAACGAGCGCACAAGCGATCCCGCTAAGTCTCAGACCGGGAGACAGCCCAAGCCTTCGAACCCGTCAGGTTCTGAAGCGCAGACATAAGATATTTTTAAAGGCGAGTTATACTCCCTTAGAAGTATAAATTCCATCTTACCGAAAAATAAGACCGCCTATTATTTTAGGTGAGAAGGAAAGGAATGTGACAGCAAATGGATAGTCGGAATAGTATGTTTGTTCTGGCTTCTGATGTTTTGCTGGCCGAACAGCAGACTAATAACCAATTCATGTCAGTGAAGATGCGTATGTAGTCTACGAACGGGAACAGAAATGACCAGGGTGTTACAGAAGCATTTATTGACGAGATTGTTGCGAACCCTGAGAAATATGACTGCACTCCTTTGTACGCAGATAAGATGAATCTTTAGGCCGGAAGGTACGAGCAGCTTGGACATAAGTTTAATCGTATTACACATACTTTCGGGACTGACCAGATTGGGAGTTTCGCTCTCAATTCTTTTGAAAAGGTAAAGGATGAGTTTGGCACATGTTTATACGGAGAAGTTAGAATTCCGAAAAGAGAATCCGATATCTGTGCAGCAGTGAAGGAAATGTATGACAAAGGAATTTTATGCTTTTCCTTTGAGTTGACGTATGATCCCGATCACGTTATTTATGACGGCAAAGTTATGTATGTAGATGCCGCAGAAACAAATACGTTAAACGGGATGGCAATCGTCTCTGTACCCGCATATCCTGAAGCGGTTGCTCTTGATTAGGTTGCGGAAGCAGAAGCGGAGCTTACGGACAATACTGAACCGACTC